GATATTTATCCTTAGCTGATACCTTGACATTTGGTTTCTTAACCTCTGCAGTATCATAAATAGTAGTTAGCTGTTTCTCAAAATCTGCATCATCATCAAAAGAAGTACGGTAAAAAGCTGTTTCTTCTGGAACAATAATCATGGCAACAGCTTCATAATAGTACTTTCTCTCTGGAGTTTCAATGACAACATAAGGGTGTGCATCAAAATATTCTTGGCGACTGAAATAGTTCACATCTTTAAACATACGGTGATCAGGAACTTTACTACCACGAGCGTGACCAAATAACCAAGTTAATCGATCGCTAAAATCCTTCTTGTTATCAGCGTCCATAAAGACTGTCCCCATTAAAGGCTCGTTAACTCCATCAAAGCGCTTATCTAAATAAGTCGCATTATCCGTTGTTTGAACGACTGGTTCATCTAACTGTGTACCCGGAATATATACATACCCCACAGTTTCAGAGTTTGTTGCAAGTAAACCTTTAAATTTATTAGAGAGATATTCCTTTTCTTCCTCGCTAGCAGTATAAGCTTGCTTTGACGCTTCCTGGGTAACGGTAGTTTCAGTCGTCTTATTCTCACTTGATGCTGAGAAGCTGTTATTATATATAAACAAGCCTCCCAAAGCAACGATAGCTACTGCTGCGATAGAAGCAATTATTTTAGTAATTGGTGTTTTCTTTGTTCTAGAGTGTCCACTCATTTTTCTACCTCGTTATTTACTAAAAAAATAACAGGAGTATTGCCTGATTTGTGTGCTTTTTTCTATAATTATAGAAAACAAGTTAAAAAAGAAATGTTAATAGCGGAACAAAATATAGAAACTATTAAACACGAATTACATTTAAGAGAACAAGGAGCATAAAATGGAAATTAAAAATGACAATATCATATTTGAACGTAAGTGGGCTATGCCTAATAAAAATACATATACTATTAAACCTATTAGGGATTTATTAGATTTAGAAGTAGATAAAAATTTGTTTTGGATAGACCCTTTTGCAAATAAATCAAAATCAATGGGATATGCTAAAGTAACAAATGATTTAAATCCTGAATTTGATACAGATTATCATTTAGACGCATTAGAATTTCTTAAAATGTTTGATGATAATAGTGTTGATGGTGTGTTGTTCGACCCACCTTACAGCAACCGTGCTTTAGCAGAATGCTATAAAAACATTGGCTTGTCTTTAGGCGATAAATCAAAATCTGATTATTGGACTAAAATTAAAAAAGAAATTCAAAGAATAACAAAACTTAATTCAAAAGTGATTTCTTTTGGTTGGAATTCAGGCGGTATTGGTAAAACTCTAGGATTTGAAATTCAAAAAATTCTATTAGTTCCGCACGGCGGATTTCATTACGATACTATTGTAACTATTGAAATTAAGAGATTTTAATTATTAAAAATTAAGGATTGTGGGATATGAAAATTAAAACAAAAGAACAATTTGATGATTATTTTTATGAATATAGATTACAAACAATGAATTTATTAAATGAAATTACTAAACAAGAAATAAATTCTAATCCAAATTTACCTTATATTGCCGAATTAAAGGAAGATTTAGAGTTTATAAATTCAAGATTACAAAAATTAATTGCTGAATATCCAAATTTTTATAATAAATCCATTTAGATTAAGAGAAAATAAAGGATAACAAAATGTTTCAACATTATCTTAAATTACAAAATAAAATATCATCATATAAAGATATGATAGAACAATTTAAATTTCAAATATCTAATTTAGAATATGATAATTTTTCTTCATATGCGACTAATGATAAAATTGAAGAAATCAATGAAAGAAGAAAGAATTACAAGAAAACAATTAAAATGTATGAAGATTTAATTCAAAAATTAGAAAATCAATTAAAAAATGAATTTACAGAATATGTTGTTTAAGGATAATTTAAGGATTTCTAATATATAATTACACTATCGAATATGAAGTTGCCGATTAATCACGTGTAACAAGGCGACGAGTAAGAGTGGTGGGAGTGAAAAATTAAGTAAGATTAAAAACTTGTCGCTCCAATAGGTGGAACTAAACGTTTATTTGATAATGGAAGTCAATTTGCAATACGACTTCCATTTTTTATTTTCTACAAATTAATTATCCCAATTTAACACTATAAATATTTTATATTAAATTAAGCGAAATTAACTTATAATACGACAATCAATTAAAAAAAGGTTAATAATGAGAACACAATCGTTAAAACAATTTTTCTTAGAAGAAGCCGTCAATTATGCTTCGTATTCTACGATTAGAATGATAGGTTCAGCAATAGACGGACAAAAGAACACATCAAGAAAAATTTTATTTTTTTGCTTAAAGAAAAAAATCAAAGATGAAATAAAAGTTCTACATTTTGACTCACAAGCACAAGCATTTACAGAATTCTTGCACGGCTCGATGTATAATCCAATAGTTACTTTAGCAAGAAATTATGTAGGCACTAATAATATTAATTTACTTTATCCATCAGGTAACTTTGGAACAAGATTTATTAACAATCCTGCCGCCCCAAGATACATTTATACATACGGAAAAGACGTATTATTTAATACATTTGATATAAGAGATGTATTAATAGAACAAGAATTTGAAGGAACTAAAATTGAGCCTTTATTCTTTGTTCCAAGTTTGCCATATTTGGCAATTAATGGAAGTTCAGGTGTATCAAGTGGATTTAAACAAGAGATATTACCTAGAAATCCTATTGAATGCTTAACATATCTATTTAGTCCTAAAGAAAAGCAAGACCAACTACAATTAAAGCCATATTTTAAAGGATTTAAAGGTAAGGTTATACAGGGGGAAAATCCTTGTCAATGGATTATAGAAGGTATTATTAAACGTGACTCTAAAAACAAATCTAAATTAACTATAACTGAAATACCTATTGGATATGATTTTCAGGGATATAAATCGGTTCTTAAGAAATTAACACAAGATAAGAAAATCAAATTTAAAGATTTTTCAGATTCGACAAAAGATGAATTCTTATTTGAAATACAATTACTAGACAATCAAGATAAATCAGATTCAGAAATATTAGATTTTCTTAAACTGCGTAAAAAAGTAACAGAAATTTTTAATGCTATTGATAGAAATAATAAAATTATAACTTTTAATAATATTAAAGAAATCTTAGATTATTATAAAGAAATTAGATTAGAATATCAAGAAAAACAAAAGAATTATGATTTATCTATATTAAATGAAAATTTAAATTATCTTAAGAGTAAAATTATATTTATTAAATTAATAATAGAGAATAAACTTATAATATCAAAAAGACCTAAGCAAGATATAGTAAATGACTTAGAACAATTAAAATTACCTAAACAAGATAATTCATATGATTATTTGCTGAAATTGCCTATATATTCATTAACATTTGAGAAGATTAAAGAATTAGCCGATGAAGTAAGAGCAAAATCAGAACAACGTGATTTATTAACTAATACATCAGCAATTAAATTATGGTCTGATAGTATTAAATTAGTTCAACAAGACCTTAACATTTAAGCATTTAAAAGGAGTATAAAATGACTAAATCTGATTTAGAAATAATAAAAAAATATTATGAAGCAATCGAGAAGTTTGATAAAGATAAAATAAGCGATGATTATGAAATAATTAGAAAACCTACATTTTTTGACGGATTTATTAATATACTTGATAATATTAAGTATCTATTTTATAATATTATATACGGTATAGGCAATTTGATTTATTTCTTTAAAGTAATATGGTGTTATAGGTGGTATGATTATGCCTACGACTATCAAATTTTAAAACGTATGTATGAATTAAAAGAGCGAAATTGGGTAGTTAATACACACTATATAGATGATATTAAAGATAAAGAACATCTTAAAATAATAATTAAGTGCCTAGATATTCTTATTAATGAAGATTATGAAGGTTCTAATCCTGAACGTTATTATAATGGTGTATATGATATTTTGATGAATGAATTAAGACGCAAGTCAAGATTATGGGATTAAGGAGTTTCAAAATGATTTTAGTTTCAAGACAATATCCTGTTAAAGTATATTATAATATATTAGACCTTTGTTATGAATATAATATTTCAGATGATGATTTTGTATTATCACAAGACAAAATAGGTAACTTAAAACCTACAAATTTATCTAAAGAGCAAGGGATTTTATTTATAGTTAAATTTAGAATTAATCATATTACTACATATGATGATAAAGATGAAATTCTTAAAGCACATAGAAAATTTGATGAACTTACTTCATTATTATCATCTGACTTAATTAATGAAGTAGATGAATTCTATAAAGATTATATTAAAAATTATAAATAAATATGTAGTATAAAGAATGTAAGAGATTATTAAGGTTTAAAATTATATAATTATTATTAGTTATAGATTTTAAATTTAAAAGTAAGATAAGGAATTGTATTGATTAAAATCAATGAAGTTATAGGCAATGTTTATGATTTAAAGAATAACAAAATTTTATCAGAAAAATCTGAATTAAATTTTGATTCTATTATCAAAACATCTACAACAGGATATATAAATTTATCTGTTGGAAATAAAGAAATTACCTTACTTGGTGACGATACTTTGAGCCTTAATAAATTCACTAATACCACTAAAAATACTGAAAATATTGATAATTCTGATACTTCAAACACTACCGAAAACCTTAATATTATTGATAATAACTTATTGGATATTCCTAATCTTATTTTAGACGTATAAATTTTACACTATTGTTCTATAATTTAATTTGTAGTCAATAATAAGGATATTAATTTAATGGCTAATTTTAAGTCAGAAGATAAATTTAAACATAATTTTAAATATATAGATAAATTAGTTGAAAAAATAGAAAATAATGAGTTAATACGTATTAATAATTCTGATGTATCAATTAGTAATACATTTGATATAACATTGCTTAAAATGATTATAAATGAGAATTACACAGAGCAGTATAAAAAAGAATTTATTGATTATGTATTATCTAAGAAAATATTTAAATCTAATAATTTAAATTATAAATTTACGGATATTGATAAATCGCAATTTACATCTAATAATGCTTCAGGAAAATATTTTAGTTCTGCCACTGAATTAGCAACTATACAATCAATTAAAAATTATCAACTTGACAAAAATAACTATATCCCTGATATTAATAATTTAAACAAATTATCTAAATCCCACAACTTAGATTTTGAATTTGATGAATCTAGTTATGATAAATGGTATAATACATTTTTAAGAACACCTATATTATTAGATAAATTCTTAGATAATATTAATGATTTTGAGATTATAGGCGTGGATTGTGATGATTCTGAAATATGTGATATTTACTTAAATATATCTAAGAAATTTAATTTAAGTAAAGATACTTGGAATCCTGCTGATATAGTGTGTATAAGAAAAAATAAAAAATCATATATATTAGATAATTTAAATTTATTATTACAAAACAATACATTAGAACAAATAAATTCATTTCTTTATATATTACATAGAGATTTAGATTTAGTTTCTGTATCTCTTAAAAAGATAAATCCTAATTCTGACGGCGAGTATAGAGTTTTTAATCAACCTAATCAAATAGATTTAGATTATGAATTTGAATTATTAGACTTGCCTTGCGATTTTGAAGTTTCTGATAACAAAGATAGTATCTTTAAAACACAAGAAATAGGTAGTTTTACACTTAAATTTAAGAATTATCAGGATAGATATTTAAGGTTTCAATGCAGATTATTTCCTGCTTCTAAAGTTGGTATAACACAAATAGAAATTACAACAGATGGTAAGCAAACCGACGGACGTTTAGGTAAAGTATCAGTTAATATAATTGATAATCTTTATCAAAATTATAATCTCACTAGAATTAACTCAATTAAGAAATATCACAATTTTGATTTTAATCAATTTACCTTAGATGATATTAAAGAATTTTATAATTATTATCTTAATGTATCAGAATTAAATCAATCAAGACAAACAGCACCAAGTTCGTCTATAAATACTACAACAAAACTAAATTTTGATGAATTTTGTAATTTATTTGAATTAGCAAAATCAAATTCAGACAATACTATAAGATTATGTGCTAAATTGCAAGGACTTAAATTTTGTTATTTAATCTCTTTAATATATAAAGATAACAATATAAATTTATTAGGCAATTCATTATATAAAACTGCTAATAAAGTAACTGATAAATCTGCCTGCTATCTTAAAATATACTAAATTTAAGCATAAATTAAATACTATTGATATATAATTCATCAATATTAACTTAGTTAAAAGGATAATAATGCAAGAACAAAATACAAACAACACAAGTAATACAATCAATATCATTAAAACAAATGGCGATATTGAGCCGTATAATGCAGAAAAGATAAATGAAAAAGTAGCATATGCTTGTGAAGGATTATCAGGTGTTTCAGTTTCTGATGTTGTAATGAATGCTAGTATTAGAATATCTAATAATACAAAGTCTTTGGATATTCAAAAAGCACTAATACAATCAGCAAATGAATTAGTTTCTGAAGAAACACCTAATTATGAAATAGTTGCAGGTAGATTATTAAATCAAAAATTAAGAAAAGAAGTTTATAATTCTTATGAACCTACTAAATCATTTTATGAATATATTGTTGAACGTGTCAAAAAAGGTTATTACGATAAAATTCTACTTGACAAATACACCAAAGAAGAACTAGATTTTTACGGCTCTAAAATTAAATATAAACAAGATGAAACATTATCTTATATATCAGTAAATCAATTTTATACTAAGTATCTAATTAAGAATAAGCAAGGTAAAGTTATCGAAACACCACAAGAATCTTATATGGTCTTAAATTTGTGCGTATTTGCAGAACACCCTGAACGTAAAAAATATATTTTAAATGGATATAAATTTTTATCTGAAAAAATGATTTCATTGCCTACGCCTATTATGAACGGATTAAGAACAAATTATAAGAAATTTATAAGTTGTAATGTTATTGATTTAGGTGATTCTGTTGAGTCTTTATCAATTGCGTTAGATAGATTTTTGAGAATGACTGCTTCTAAAGCAGGTATAGGATTTAATTCAAGTAGAATTCGTGGTATAGACGCTGATATAGGCGGTAGAATGAAACACACAGGTGTTTTGCCATTATTAAAAGCGTATGAGTCGGCTACAACGGCACTTTCACAAATTCAAAGAAATGGAAGTTCAAACAATAATAACGTTTGGTATCATTATGAAATAGAATTAATAGCACAACTTAAAGACACTAGGGGAACTGCTGAAACTAGGACAAGACACACCGACCAAACTATTATTATTAATAATTATTTTCTTAAAAAAGCCTTAAATAAAGAAGATGTTTATTTATTTCATCCAAATCAAGTTCCAGGATTATATGAAGTTCTAGGCAATGAAGAAGAATTTGCTAAATTATATGAAAAATATTCAGAAGAAATACCTAAAAAAGATAAGAAAAAAATAAATGCTTATCAATTATTAGATTTAATACTATTTGAGCGTTCATTTACAGGTCGCATATATCTTGTTTTTGCTGATAATATATATAAAGGTTGTTGGAAAAATCCTGTTTATAACGTAAATTTGTGTTGCGAAGTGGTCGTGCCATCAACACCTTTAGACGGCTCTTTGGGAACGCCTGAAATAGGTTCTTGTATTTTAGGTGGTATTAATCACGGATATGCAAAAGATGATGATATAGAAGCAATATGTGATTATCTTGTAAATTTCTTAGATTATATGATAGATTATTCAGATTATTCAATTCCTGAAGTTGAGTATTCTGCTAAAAAACGCAGAACTTTAGGTATAGGACACTCTGATATATTTCATTATCTAGCCAAAAATAAGAAATTTTATAATACCACTGAAGGTCGTGAGTTAATTCATAATAGGATTGAAAAGTGCTATTACTATCTACTTAAAGCAAGCAATGAATTAGCAAAAACACGTGGTAAATGTGAATTATATGATGATACTAAGTATTCACAGGGATATCTAAGTTTTGATGAATATAAAGACAATAAAGAAACAAATTTTAAACTTTTAATGGATTGGAAAACATTAAGAGAATCTATTAAAGAATTTGGTTTAAGAACTTCAACTGTATCAAATACACCACCATTTGGGAATTCAAGCATATTAAGCAATTCAACACCTGGAATTGAGCCACCACGTGAATTAATTACGATTAAAGGTGACAAGACCACAAAAATTATGAAATTAGTTCCTGAATATACAAGATTTAAAAATTATTATACTACTGCGTGGGGTGATGATTTTAATAATATTGATTATTTTAAATTTATAGGTATATTTCAGAAATTTACAGACCAAGCAATATCAACTAATCAATATACAAATGTTCTAAGATATAAAGATAATACAGTTCCATTGACTGAAATTATTAAAGAAATCTTAACTGCTAATAAATATGGATTAAAAACTTTATATTATCAAAATTTCTTATCTATTGAGAATAAAGACGGTATTTCAGATGAAAAACAAGAAGGTTGTGGTTCAGGGGGATGTGTCGTATGATAGATTTTATAACTTTTATTTTTAGTTCTGTAATAATTGTTATTTTATTAGTATTATTTTTACGTATAATGAAATCAATCAACAATTTTTAAGGGTGTTTCTAAGACACCCTTATATTGTTTAGTAAGGAGCAACCTAAACAACATATATATTTATACTTCTTAAAACGCAAAACTTCAATTTATTTAAAATTAATCAAATTTATTATATAATATCTTA